GTTTAAGTAGCTTAAGTCACCGTTTATAGATAACTCATCTTTATATTTTTGTATAGACTGCTCGCCTCTAGCGTACAACCTTAAATTATGAAAATTATTAAAGTTTGCGTCATATCTAGTGTGACTTCTATCGTTATGAAACCACTCTGTTTCTATTGCTTTAGCAACTTTTAATCCGTAGTCGTAACTTAGCTTCTCAGCATCACTAACTACTTGACTTGGAAAATAACTTTTTATAACAGACTCTGCCATATTTTATTTTATTATTGTAGATGTATATCCTTTATTATCGTACGTTGATACGTTTACATTTAACTTTGGTTTTATTCTTGTTGCTGTTGGTGTGTAAAGGTGTCTGTTGCAAGCCATTATAGCTAAACCTGAGCTTATAGTTGCATCAAACTTTGTTCTTTTATTTATATCAAATCTAGACCAGTCATTTAACGTTTCATTAAAGTATATGTTTCCATACACACCATCACCTTTATGGCCTACATGTTCTTGTATGTACATTTCAATAGCGGCAGCGTGTGCTTGCTTTATATCTTCACTAGAGTTTGGTATGCCACCTATTTCTTTTTCAGCAACAGAAAGCTTGTTCCAAGTTTTATCAGGTCTATTCATGCTAAAACCTCTATATCCTCTTCTCTTTAAATAATATAGCAACCTAGGTTTATTGTTCTCTGCTAGTATTGGCATGCCGTAAAAAATTAACGACATCAGTACGTCTTCAAAAAATATCTCTGCGGTTTGTGGTCTAGCTATATATTCTAAAAACATATGGTTTGGCGGAGCGTCTTCCATTGAAAACTTGGTTAATCCATGTAGTGATCCTTTAGAACCTTTGCCACCAACAGTACCACTAATGTCGTAACTGTCACAACCAAAAGCTCCAACGTGTTCGTTACCAGGATGTTTAACTCCATTTTTTATTATTATTTTATTTTGCAAATGACTTGGTGGCACCCAGCTTATTTTAAATCTACCTTTTGGATTAGGGTAAAATATAACGCTACTGTCTTTAACACCGTTTAACCATTGAAAATTACCTGTTGTAACAGCGCTGTCGTTACCGATACCTTCATTGTAATCTATTTGCTCGTATATCTTAACTAAATTAAATATGCTATTTTTAGCTTCATCTCTAAAAGCGTGCTCTTCTGTTCTTGGAAACTGACGGTAAAATTCATTTAAACCATCTTGGTCTCCTTTTAAGCCATCAGCTTCGTTATTCCAATGATCAACTATCCCATAGTCAATTAATTCACCGTCGGGTCCGTATACATCATGATCTGGGTTATCAAATACAGGTTGTCCGTACTCGTCAATAAATCCTTCATAGTTCCACTCCATTGGGATAAACAAAGAATATAAACCAGACTTTGTTTGTCCATTGCGGTTTCTAGAAGTGACATCTGAGTCATTGTATAGTTTTTTAAAATTATCTCCACCTTTATCAAGAGCATTACTCGTTGATCCCATCATGCATTTACCAACTATACGAGCACCTAGCCTTAAACAAGTTTTAGTTACTCGCCAGTTGTTTAGAATATTATCAGGTCTCTCCCACTTACCGCTTTCATCGTGTACTAACAAGCTAAGCTTTTCACCATCATAACTGTTGTCTCCAGTGTTTTTCCAGTCAATAGTAGTATCAAGTCCAACCAGCTCTTCCTGCTTTTCGTTCGCAGTAATTTTTCTACGCGTAAACTTACTTGCAGGAACCCTATAAGCAAGTTCACTTTTAGGTCTGTCCATACCGTCTTGTATCGGTTTAAAGAAAAACGGATAGTTAACAGATATTGGTACAACCTTATCGGTAAACATTTTTTTAGCATCACTACCACTTTTAGATAGTATTCCATATCTAGAGTCACTCGATATAGTAGCTAAGTTAACGGTTTCAGCTGAACTCATAAAAGAAAAACCACTACGTCTGTTTTTTAAATAGCACATACCGTAGCAGCGTTTGTCTGCTTTACAAGCTTCCCAAAATATAAAGAACAACCTGTTAGCTTCCCTAAAGTCAGGGGCACCAACATCTATTTTACTCCATTGAAGATACATGTAATGACTACCTGTTATGTATGTAGGCTCATTGTTATTCATAAACCAAAAGCCTTCATCACGACGTTTAAATTCTTCGTCTATATAATCATACCACTGCTCTTTCGATTCTTCTGGATACGATCTCCAATCAAATATGTTTTTTAATTTACCTAATTCTTTAGGATATTCTAATCTTTGCCATTTTCTTTTAGCTGACACATGCACTGATTTCGGTTCAGACGGCAACCCAATTCGCAAACCTTGAATCTCCACCACTTGTCCAATTTTTCCAGTTTTTGATATAACGACAATATCATGCTCTTTATTATATCCATAATCCCACTTTTTAGATTTATTAAGCCGACTAATAGTAGTCTTCTTAATAGGTTCAACAATTTTATATAGTGTTTGCTCTCTTATCATTTAGATCTTCCTTCAGCAAATCCTTTAAATACTTTTTCTTTTTTATCTTCAGGCTCTTTACCTTCCAATATATTCTCTTCTTCTTGTATACGGTTAAGTATCTCAAAAGCGTCGAATATAGCTAGCTTTTTAGTAGCTGCAGCGTTTTTTAATCTATCAGAAGAAACATCGTCTTCAGTATTAGTGATAATCTGCTCTTGAGCTACTTTGATTAATTCATCAACAGCTTTACGCCCAGCTAGGATTATACGCTTCTTCGTCTCCTTGATACTCATATTTAATTGTAATAAATTTATTTAAAACGCGGTATAGCTTAGTATTATCTATTATAAACTCGTACGTTGAAAAAGGTGTAAAGCCAACTAGCTCGCCAATATTATTTACACCGTCAGTATACTTGACAATACCTACGCACTGCTCTTCGAGTTCTTCAGCAAGATTATTTCTTTGCTTTATAGGTTGAACAAAACAATAGCCACTACAAGCTTTCCACTTGTCTTTTGACTTATAAAGAAATATTTGATCTTGACTAACTATATAAGTGTCTTCATCAAAAAAAGCTTTACTGTTTTTTTCATTACCATACGTATCATGCCATCTTCTAAAGACGTTATGATGTACAATGACGGTATCACCAACTCTTATATTTGTATCAAAAGCTGTAGGCGTAGCTTTAACCACGGCTTGTCTATTGACAAACTCATGGTTAAATATTTCAGAATTTAATATTAAATCTGAATCGCCAACTTTTTTTACGTTGTTGTATCTATTACCTAAAGGCTCAATTACAAAACTATGCGTAGCTTTCACTAATACTCTAAGTTGTATTCAACTGAAACAGCCATATTCTTATTAAAGTCTTTCCAAGGTAATACGTCTTTGTTTTTTCTAATATATACAGAGAATTTATCTTCTTCTTCTATAATATCACAAATAGTATGACCACCGTAAACTTCTTGTCCAACAGCATAGTGCATAGCTTCGTTCTTATAGTCTTTACCTATACTAATCTTTCTTATCAGCTTTGCCATCTGTGTAGTCTATTTCTCCAGTTTGAATATTAATATTTACAGTGCCATATTCTTTTTCAAACTCTGATTGTAGTAAAGTTAGTTGATCTTGTACAGCTTGAATATTATGAAGCATGCCGTGCTTTTTAGTTTCTAGCATACCAAGCTCTAGTTGAACTCTATTTAAAGTGTTAACTATTGTTTGAACTTTTTGTAATTGTTCGTCTGTAATTTTTTCTGCCTTAGGTTTAAGGTCTACCATTTTCTCCTTCTTAGGAGTTTTCACTTTTGCCATAATTTAATTTAATTTAAGTTAATTGTTGTTTTTTATTTTTCAAATCCTAGTATAATTTTAACAGGATTTATGTTGTAGATAATATCATCTTCTGCTATAGCGCCTGTATTAGCTGCAGTTAATGTTAGTTGAGTAGCACTGTCTACGCTAGCAACAGTACCTAAAACAGCATCGTCTTGCGCATGCAAAACATCACCAATCGCAAAATGCTCACGTATGTCCATGCCAGTACCGTCCATTGTAATAACTGTTTGAGTGCCCGCGCCAAAACCAGCCTCATTAACAGCGTTAATACTTGAAAAATCAAAACTACCTTCTGCAAGCATAGCTACATATATTTCGTCAAAACCCACGTTGTCACCTGTAGTTGGATCGCCTTGAAGAACTAACGGTGGAGTTGGATTAGAAATGTCATTACCTATTGCAGCTACAGCAGTACTTATTAGTGATGTTGGACCGTAGCTAAGTGTGTCAAAAGATATTACTCCAATAATATCATTACTAGGTCTATTAGTACCTGCCGCGTTTACAGTACCTAAAGAAACTGTATTTGTTTTTGAAAACAATAGAGTAAAACCAATATTGTTAATTGTTGGGCCAGCATCTCCTTTTGGCCTAACTAATGCTGTCGCGCTTATTAGTTTACAAGCGCCTTTTGGTATCTGCAAAGCTGTCCAATCAACCATAAGATCGCCGGTAGAAAATGCAGCGTGTTGTTTTGAAGCTGCTATAGTTAACTGCTTTTCTATTGTAAAATTTCTCATAACTTTATTTATTGTTTATTTGTTCGTTTTTCTTTGAGCTTCCACCGAAGAAGAAGTCTATTATTGTATTTACTTTAGCACTCATAGCACCAAATATAGTTGATATAAAGCTAATTTCAAATTCACCTAAATCTATAGCTTTTGTAACAAAGTAGTTAAACATTACAAATGTAATGCCAAAGTATGCTACTGTAAACAACGTTGCTAATACTTTTTGTATAATAGCATCGTCTTTATAAAGATCACGTGCAGATTTGCGATCTTCAACTTCTTTTGCAAAAGCTTCTTTTTCTGCTTCAAGCATTAGCTTCTTTATTGCTAGCTTTGCTGCGTCTCTTTCTTTGTCTGTAGTTATTACCTTATCTAGTATACCCTCAGCGTTTTCAACTACTTTACCTAGTATACCTCCAAATATATTACCCACCATATGCGTTTCCGTTATTTGCTTCTTTCTCCCAAGGAAAGTCACCGTCACCAGCTTCTTTAGCTACACCATCGATTATAATCATATCTTTACCGTTGATGTCCATCCTTGGGTATGTGTTACCGTTCCATTGTACAAAGTTATCGCCATAAGCTAATTTACCTATACGCATGTCAGTTGAGTGTCTCATCTCGTGATTAATAACTTGTCTCTCTACTTCACTGCCAGGCTCTATGTCATTGCTAATGTAAATGCTACCATCCATGTTAGCCTCACCCATAACTCCAGGTTCTAAATCTTTTCTTATAACAGGTGTTCCAGGTACAGATGCGTCTGCATCTCCAGCTTCTTGACCAAACTTCATCTTCTTAGAAATTTGTCCATTCACTGCTATTGGTGTTCTACCTTTACCTAGTTTAAAACTCATTACCTGTCTTTGTCTTTTATCATATCATCTATAGCTTTGTTATAAACTTTATCTGTATATGATTTGTTATTATAGAATA